AACCCGGCGCAGGCGGCGCTGTTCGAGGTGAGCGAACTGTGAGCGGGCAGCTCGACCAGTGGAAGCGCGCCCTGGCCGCGCACAAAGCCGCCCAGCGGAACAAGCGCGGTCGCAGACCAGCACCCGCCATCAGCGGCGTGCGCAAGCCGCCAGCATCGGAGCGCCCCGCGAAGACGGACGACGACGCGGAGGCTGGGTAGTGGTCACACCCGCCGACTGGATCAAGGTGGAGCTGACCGCCGATCAGGTGAGCAGCGCAGAGAACCGGGCGCAGATGCGGCAGCAGTACGCCAGGCAGCGCGGCTTCACACCCAAGGGCCTCGGTTCACTTGACACCGACACGCTCGGCTGCATGGGCGAGCTGGCCGTCTCCAGTTACGAGGCCGCCGAGTTGGACCCCGACTGGAGGTGGGAAGCGGACGTTGCCCGCGGCCACGACGTGGCCGGATGGCAGGTGCGCTGCCGCGGTCGCCTGAAGCACGGCCTGCCGATCAAGGCGGGTGAGGTCGGCCGCTACATGCTGGTCTACGGCCATCAGCGACCGGTCATGTGGCTGGCGGGGTGGATCACCGCCGAGGCTGGCTACCTGATCGGGCTTCCGCAGTCCTACCGCGGCCACAGCTGGCGGGAAGTTGACCCGGCGAACCTGTACGAGCTGTCCGAGAAGAACGGCTATCAGCGGCGCGGCGAGACTGGCTGGCTCGGGGACCAGCAAACTCCCTTCTGGCACGAGAGCTGCGACGGCTTCCACCCGCTCAGCGAGCATCGCGACTGCGATTCGTTCCTGCAGCGCATACGCATCGAGCGGTCGCGCCGGGTGCTCAACACCATCTATCCGCCTACATAGGAGACGGGACCACTCAACCCAATGGCCCGCAAGAGGATGCTGTCGCCGGAGTTCTTCACCAGCGGCCCGGTCGCAGGACTGCCGGTGACAGCCATGATTACGTTCGCCGGCCTGTGGTGCTACTGCGATGACTACGGCCGCGGCGAAGATAATGCCGCTCTCGTGAAGGCCGCCGTGTGGCCGAGACGCAAGACGCACACGGAAAAGCGCGTTGCAGCTGACATAGATGCAATTGAGCGCGCCAGGCTCATCTGCCGCTATGAAGCCGCAGGCGTGAAGCTCCTGCACATCCCCTCGTGGAACGAGCACCAGAAGATCAGCCACCGCACCGACTCGAAGCTGCCTCCATGCCCAGGTCACGAGGCTGCGCTGTACAGCTTCTTCCTGAGCGAATCCGGAGACGGTCGCGACAAATTCCGGAATGGTTCCGGAACGGCTCCGGACTGGTTCGCGAGAAGTTCCGGAAGGACTCCGGAATGATTCCGCCTCGTGCGCGTCGCGCGCACACGCGCGCGGAACTTAGTTCAGTTCAGATAAGTAAAAGGGTTCACCTGTACAGGTCCGCGCGAGGCTGGCCTGTGGACAACCCGAATTTGACTTTGACGGCCGCTTCGCGGCACGCCACCAAGGAGGCGTTGTGACCAGCCACCCGGACACCACCACACCACCACCAGACCCGCGGCTGTCGCCGTGCACTCAATGCGGCAAACCCGGCCACTGGTCCAGCGACGACGAATGGTTCCACGAGAACTTCGACGCCGCTCTTGGCTGCCGCCGCGAAGGAACGTCCGCTGACGTGCCTGCCGGGCCGGCACCCGGCACCAGCCCCGCCGAAGCCATCACCGCCGCCGCTGAAGCCATCCACGACTACGAGCTACGACCAGAACCCGGCAAGCCCTGCTGGTGCAGCGAAGCCGTCGAGCACGCCGACCAGATGCGGATGGCTTACGAGCGCGCCCAGGTTGCGGTGGCGGCTGCTGCGCCTCACATGGCCGCCGCCGAACGGGAAGCCTGTCCCGGTGGCCAGCCGTATTTCCTCGACCGGCGGTTTCACGCTGACGGCTCGCAGTGCAAGCACCGTCCCGCTGCCGTGCCAGGCCAGCCGCAGGACACGGCAGCGAGCACCTGCGGCCTCCAGTGGAACGGGGATGACCACGCCTGCGCCCGCGAAGCAGGCCACGCACCCGGTCACGTCTGCTCGTGCGGAGCAACGCACTGATGCCCAGCACACGCTGCAGGCGCTGCGGTCAGCTGTTCAGGATGACCACACCACGAGGCGAGCGCTGCCCGGCCTGCATCACCCGCGACCAGCAACGGCGTGACGCCAAGCGCGGCAGCCGGCAATCACGCGGCTACAACGCGGAACACGACCGCGAGCGTGCGGCCTGCCTCGCGGTATTCACACCAGGCCAGGCGTGCGTCCTCGGCGGCGAGCCACTGCCGACCAGTGACAATCTCGACCTCGCGCACAATGAGAGCAGGACAGGCTGGCTCGGGCTGGCCTGCGCCGCACACAACCGCAACACGGCAGGGAAACGATGAGCTTCCTGCGCGATTTCAGCGGCCCTGTGATGTGCCGCAAAGGCCATCGACTCGATAGCGCTGGAGCCATCTACGTACGCCCCTGCGACGGGAAGCTTCTCTGCGCCACCTGCCGCAGAGAGCGACAGGACAGATGTGCAAAGCCTCAGTATGACCTGCGCCCATGTGAGACCTGCGCGACCAGCTTTGAGCCACACAGGGCTGAGCAAAGATTCTGCTCGCCGAGCTGTGCCCGCCGGAGGTCGTGGCCGTCATGCCACATCTGGCCCAAGATCTGCGCCGAGTGCGGTCAGCCATTCATCGCGCGACAGCCTCATTACATCTGCTGCGGACCCAACTGCACTGCTGCACGAAAGCGAAAGCGGAGCAATGCCTCGACACCGCGCACGCGGCACAAGCGGTCAGTTCGCAGGAGCGTGAGCAGGACCACCGACATAACTCCAGCCGAAGAGGAGGTCATGCGCCTGCTCGCCCGAACCTGCCCGCTCTGCCGGTGCCGCATGACAGACGAACCTCGCCGGTCAAACAGTAAAGAGCTGGACCACATCGTGCCGCTCATCATGTTCGGCACGCACACGCACGGCAACGTCCGCATCATCTGCCGAGACTGCAATCTGAGACGACCCAAAGATGGCAGCGACTACACCGGACAGCTCACACTCTGGGCAGCAGCCCCAGGCATCATCACCAAGCCCAGGCCGACGGCGAAGCCGAAGCCTGAACGCAGGTCAAAGCCTGAACGTAAGCCGCGAGTTGTCGTCGCCACCTGCGTATGCGGCAACCTGATCTATGCCGCAGGCCGACAGTCCGCCCGCTGTCACGATTGCATCGTGGAACTCAGTACACAGGCTGCACTGATGCGTGCCCGCGGACTTAAGTGGCAGGAGATCTGCAACCTGCTCGCATACCCGAACACGGGGAGTCTGCACGGTCTCGTGCAGAGATATGGAACGAAGGCGGAATCAGACATTGCATCCTGAAGCGGTAGTTATTAGGACAGGCAGCCCCACGGACCCGTCCCCGCACTGGTCTCCGTCGCCGGTACCATCCGGGTCCTTTTTTGGAGTCGTTCAAGCGGACGGTGACCGTGCCGCGCGCTAAGAAGCTCCCCGGCCAGGCTGTGGACCGGCGCAACGGCCAGCGGGCGGCCCTCCCGGCGGTGACGCTGGTTCGGTTCCCGCTGCCGCGCCGCTCGGATGGCCGGAAGTATGACCTGCGGACGCAGCGCATGTGGTCGGCGCTGTGGGATGACTCGCGCCTGTCGTCGGTGCTGGCCCCGGTGGACCGGGAGCTGGTGATCCGGTGGGCGCAGTCGGTGGATGACTGGATCAAGGCGCTGGAGCAGGCGCGCGAGGACCCGGTGACGGTGGGCTCAATGAAGCAGGAGGTGGCGTCCCCGTTCTTCTCGATCGCCTCGCAGGCGCTGGCGGTCGCGGAGCGGTGCGAGTCGCAGCTGGGGATCGGCGCGCTGAACCGTGCGCGGCTGGGCATCGCGATCCTGGCGGAGGCGAAGGGCCTGGCGGACCTGTCGTCCGCGCTGGACGACGACGGAGGCGATGATGACGACCCACGCCTGCCCTGACTGCGGCTGGGCGCCGTCTGATGGCGGCCTGTGGCCGACGGAGGGCCGCAGGGCGGTGCGGTGGATCGAGCGCTACTGCGTGTGCGGCGAGGGCGACTGGTACGGCAAGCCGATCAGGCTGCGGAAGGACCAGAAGCGATCGCTGTTCCGCTGGTACGAGTTCTGCGGCGGGTGCGGCCGGTGGCGTTACTCGCACTGGGTGCGCACGGAGGCGACGGGCGGCGGCAAGACGACGTTTATGGCCGCGGTGATGACGCTGGAGCTGGCCGGCCCGCCGGAGATCTCGCCTGTGTCGCCGGTTGTCACGTCGGCGGCGAACTCGTGGGATCAGGCAAACCGGCTGTTCGGCGCGGCGACGATCATGTGCGGCGGCCGGGAGGGCCACAAGGTCGAGGAATCGCCGCTGAAGGACTATTTCGAGTGCTACGACAGCAAGATCACGCGCCGGGACGGCAGGCCTGGCGAGATTAACCGGGTGGCAGCGGTCGCGGGGACGAACGAGGGCGGCCTGCCGTCGCTGTTCGTGGTCGATGAGGTGCACGAGCTGGGCGACGTGGGCGAGACGGGCCGCGTGCGCATGCATGTGGTGATCGGGAAGTCCACGAACAAGCGGCAGCTGCGGTGCCAGATCCCGGTTAAGGACGCTGACGGCCAGGTCACGGGCGTGCGGGAGGTGCACCGCGGGCCTGGCCGGATCATTGACATCTCAACGGCCGGCTTTGACGTGGACCGGTCGTTCTTCGGCGCGCTTTACAAGCACGGGAAGGCCGCACTGAAGGACCCGTCTATCGCGCCGCGGCTGCTGTTCGAGTGCTGGGAGTCGCCCGAGGGCCTGGACTTCGAGCGCGAGGAGGACCGGCTGGCGGCGGTGATGGCTGCGAGCCCGGCGCACGGCATCCTGTGGAATCCGGCTGACCGGGTGAACGAGTGGACCGACCCGAAGATGCCGCACACCGACTGGACCCGTTACTACGCGAACCGGTGGGAGCAGATCGCCGAGGATTCCTGGCTGATCGACCATCCGGCGGCGTGGGGGAAGTGCGAGGGCACCTGGGAGGTGACCGGCGAGGAGCCCGCGGTGCTGACGGTGGACATGTCGATGTATCACGACTCCTCGGCGGTGCTGGAGTGCACGAAGCTCGCCGACGGGCGCATCGGAGTCACGGCGAAGATCTGGGAGCCGGGCCACGGCCGCGTGGATCATTCCGAGGTGTTCGGCTACATCCGGCAGAAGGCCGAGGATCTGGGCCCGCGCTTCCGCGGCGTGGTCTATGACGAACGGTTCTTCGAGGTCCCGGCGCTGATGCTGGAGGATGACGGCATCGGGGTGATCCGCTTCTCCCAGACGGTGCAGTTTATGGCCCCGGCGGCCTCGGAGACGTTCGATGCGATCCTCACCCGGCAGATCGTGCACCGCGGTGACCTGGAGTTCTCCCGGCAGGTGCTCGCGGCGGCCAGGCGGGAGCAGGACCGGGGCACGTTCACCCTGTCGAAGGGCAAGAGCAAGCGGCGGATAGACGCCTGCGTGGCGCTGTGCATGGGCGTCTACGAGCTAAACCGGCTTCCGGCGAAGGTGAATGCCGTCAATACCGTCTGGTAGGCCGGGAAATTCCCTGAATCTCGCGTGTTTCTGCAGTGATGCGCGCGCTGGTTGTGGTAGTCGCACCGTTACGCTTATCCCGGCGGCGTAGCTGCCCGGAATTACGCGGACCTACGCCCGGCATCGGCCGATCCGGAGGACGGGAACTGATGGACGTGCAGGCAGCAGTCGCTGGCGTGAAGCAGCACTTCGAGGCGTTCGTGGCGTCGGCGAAGGAGAAGCTCGAGCAGGAACTTCCGGTCCTCGACCACGTCCTGGCCGCCGCGGCGCCGGTCGTGCAGGCGTTCGGTGCGGCGACGCACCTGCCGGAGGTGCCCGAGGCGGTACAGATGGTCGCCGAGTACATCCAGAAGCTGGACGCGGCGCTGGCCGCTGCGAAGGCTGCGGGCGCGGCCGAGGCTGCGCAGGCTCAGGCCGACGCTGCGGCGGCGGCTGCTGCGGCTCAGCCAGCGGCATGACCGCTGCTGACATCCACGCCCAGGCGCTCGCCTGGGCGCTGGACGCGGCGCAGAAGGCGTCACTGGGCGAGGACTTCGGCGTTGCGGTCTCCTGGTCGCCGCAGATCGCCCAGACGCCGAATGGCGCCGTCCCGGTTCCGGCGTGGCATCTGCTGCTGACCGCCCGCTCGCCGCTGCTCAGCGAGGGTCCGATGTACCACCTGGTGCCGATCGGCGCCCCGGTGCCCACTGAGGACTTCACCCGCAAGCAGGTCACCGACGGCATCAGCCAGCTGCGCGCGCTCAGCCGCCAGAAGCTGTCGTCGGCGAACGGGCACGCGAAGGCGGCGGCAGGACGATGACCACCGCGCTCCACGCCCGCCGCCCGCAGGGCATCCCGCTGCGCCCGCAGTGCCGCGAGTGCTACGGCGGCGGCGAGGTCAACGGGCTGACGTGCCGGGAGTGCGACGGGACCGGCCGGCACCCGCTGGCGGCCCCGCTCGTGGCCGGCTGGCGGAGGGCCGCCCGCGGATGGTCGCTGAAGGCGGCCGAGGCTGCCGGGAAGGTGACCGGCCGGGCGCTCGCCTGGTCGTCTGCGCTGCCGGGCATCGGCGGGGCGGCGGCGGTGTCGTTCGGTGCCGCGATGGTCGCGCACGGCGTGTGGCGGACGCTCCCCGAGTGGGGCGTGTTCCTGCTCGTGGCAGGCGTGTTCGGCCTGATGGCTGACCGGAACCTGAGCAGGCCGTAAATGGCTGTCTTCGCGAGCCCGCAGCGTGAGAAGCGCGTTGCACAGCTCGCGTTCGTCGCGCCGCCGATCGGCGCCCACATTAACGCCGTGCAGGACATCTACGGACGGCCGGGCGCACCGGGCTACAACATGCGCCACAGCGTCGTGTGGGCGTGCGAGGACCTGATCGCCTCGATGCTGAGCACGCTGCAGCCGTGGGCGTTCAAGCTCCCGCCGATGGGCGTGAGCACGCCGAATCCGGGTCAGGGCGGTGCGGGTGCGGCCGGTACGCCCGTCAAGGTGCCGAACCAGCCGCAGATCCTGAACGAGCCCGCGGCGGGCATGGACATTCAGGACTGGCTTTACGCGGCCACCAGCGCGCTGTTCCGCGGCAACGTCTACGGGTCGGTGCTGGACCGCACCCCGCTTGGCTACCCGTCGCAGGTCGAGTTGCAGGACAACAGCCAGGTGCAGGTGTGGAAGGGCCCGGACGGCCGGCCTGTCTACCGGTTCGGCGGCCAGATGCAGGACCCGGCGACGGTGTGGCACCGCTCGATCTTCCGCCGGGCCGGCCAGCTCACCGGCATGTCCATCCTCGAGAGCGCGCGCCGTGCCGTGCAGCTCGGCCTGAACGCCGAGGAGTTCGGTAACGACTTCTTCGAGCAGGGCGCGCACCCGTCGTCGCTGCTGACGAACGAGAAGCTGGGCGACATCTCGCAGAGGGACGCCGCGACGATCAAGCAAAAGTTCATGGCGGCGGTGCACGGCTCCCGCGAGCCCGCGGTGCTGACCGGCGGGTGGAACTACCAGCAGGTGCAGGTCAACCCGACCGATTCGCAGTTCCTCGACACCATGTCCATCTCGGACCTGAAGGTGTGCCGGTACTACCGCTGCCCGCCGGAGATCATCGCCGTGGCGATCTCGGGCCAGGCGATCACCTACGCGAACGTGGAGCAGCGGGCGCTGGACTTCCTGACTTACACGCTGCAGCGGTGGCTCACCTGGTGGGAGCGGAAGCTGGGCGCGATGCTGCCCGGCGGCCAGTACGTGAAGTTCGACCTGTCGCCGCTGCTGCGCACGGACATCCTGACCCGGTGGCAGGTGAACCACGCCATGATCGCCAGCCGGATCATGACGCAGGACGAGGTCCGCTCCGGCGAGGATCTGCCGCCGCTGACGGCGGAGCAGCGCGAGCAGGTCAATGCGATGCCCCTGCAGCCGATGCTGCCGAGGCTCAGTCAGGGATTGTGAGGCGGGGATGGACACAGAGCTGCGGCGCCAGCTGAGGATGGCGATGCGGGGCGTGCCGGAACGACTCGGCCTCTCGTTTGCGTCCGGCGGCGTTGAGATGCGGGCCAGGAGCAACGGCACGCCAGCGGGCACGGCGTTCGAGTTCCGCGGCTACGCCGCCGTCTACGACCACGACTTCCAGATGTGGGACCCGCACGGCGAGCCCTACACCGAGTCAGTGGCCTTCGGCGTGTCGAAGCGGTCGCTGGGGAATCCGAACCTGGACGTGCCGTTCCTGATCGGCCACAACGACGCCGGCATCCCGCTGGCGCGGACGAAGTCGGGCACGATGAAGCTGGCCGAGGACACCCACGGCACGGAAGTGCACGTCCCGTCAATGGACGGCCGCCGCGAGGAGGTGCGGGCGCTCGCCTCGGCGGTGGAGCGCGGCGACATGGACGAGATGTCACTGGCGTTCATCTGCACCCGGCAGGAGTGGGACCCGTCGTTTGAGCACCGGACGATCCTCGAGTGGGACCTGCACCGCGGCGACGTGTGCGCGGTCGTCCACGGCGCGAATCCGGGCACCGCCGGGGCGTGGATGTCACCGGTAGAGCAGCTGTCCTTCCGCCGCCCGGTCGCGATCGGCGGCCCCCGGCTGATCGAGATGCGGGCAGCGTCGGCGGCGGTGGCGCACGGTCACCCCGGCCTGCCGTGCTTCGACCCGGACGGCGACGGCGACTGCGACATGACGGCCGAGGGTGACACCGATCACGACTACTGGAGCGCCGACGGCCACCAGCTCCGCCCGCTGCCCGGCGACGCTGACTACAGCGGCGAGCTGGCGCTGGCAGGGCCGTACGAGCAGCTGTCGGTCAGCCAGGCCGAGCGGGACAAGGCGCACGCGGCCGGGAACTCGCTGCCCGATAAGACGTACCCGATTAACAATGCGGCCCAGCTCCACTCCGCCGCCGTGCTGGCCGCGTCGCATCACGGCGACTGGAAGGCCGCGCAGACGCTGATCCGCCGCCGGGCGAAGGAGCTGGGCGTGGACGTGACCACGCTGCCGGGCTTCGGCGAGCAGAAGTCGTCGGGGCAGCCGCACGAGCTGCGCGCCTCGGCGGCCGAGGATCTGAACCTGGCATCATCGTCGGACTACAACCCGTCCGCTGGCCCGCACGAGGCCAGCGGCACCCACGACCACGGCGACGACGGAACGTGCCAGTGGGAGTGCGCGCCGCACGGTCACTTCCACAACCCGTCAGCGGGAACGAGCGCCACCGTCACCGTCGATGGGACG